GATTTCATATTTCAACCCATACATAATAGTATTATTGGATTGAAACAATCTTATTTTACCATCCCATGCTTTTGCTTTAAAGGCAGGCATATATTTTGCGCCAGGGACATCAAAAGTAAAATGATCCACTAGTTCCATAGATATTCCTGCATCTGCATCCACGTGAACCATTACATCATTTTTCTTTGTTATTTTTATATCAACTGCGGTATTAGAAATAGTTCTCATTACTTACTGACCCTCTTGGAATTTCATATATTCAATAATATTTCTAATATGGAAACTACGTGTACCTATTTCCTTTAATAATTTTTCCTGACTCTTACACTCTATTTCTAATGCTAACATTTTACGTTTTAGCAATACCACTTCTTCATCTGCATCAATATACATTGATACATCACCCTTACTAATCTTCTCTGGTGGTCTGGAATCTTTATACTCCTCGGCGGATGATTTGCCTTGATACCATCTCCATTTTTGCAAATATAAGATCTTATATTCGGATTCGATAAATTTATGTTTTGCACTAAGTTCATTGAATACATGTAGGTACTGTCCGTACAAGTAAGGACAATTTGCAGATTCTTCTGCAAGTTTGGTGATGTCAATTGGATCTAATAATAATGTCATAATATATGTATTTCCTGTTTATGGTTCGTATAATGTTTTACTATCTAGTTGTGCAGTATTACCCTCAAAAATCATATCAGAGAATTTGAAATCCACTGTTATTGTTGGTGCAGATTGACCATTATCATTAACTGACAGGTTTAATGATGAACAATTGACAGGGAATGAATTAGTGAATATATATTTCCCAATTGGGTTATAATCAGAGTTATACATAATAACATGAGTATCGTTAATCATATCATTAATATCATATGATGCACCACTCATATCAGTTAATTTTTTAAGATAGTCAACTATCTCTCTATAAGTTTTTAATTGTTCATCAACTAAAATCTCGACAGACAGATCGGAATAAATTAAATTACTCCCAGGCCAATGTCTGGTAGGAATGTATGCGGGTTGTTCGGCAGATTCACAATCCAATGATGGAAATGTTATATCAGTGATTGCAAACTCCATATTCTCAAACGATTTATTAACTAGTTTGAAGTGTGATGCATTATAAAAATTCATTTACTATCCTTTACAATTTAACTGTTGGTATTATACTACACTATTTATGTATTGTCAACCTAAAGTTAATATTTGACAATATTATAAATATTTGGTATAATATACATTCTAGACCAAAATAGTAAACCATAACCGTCTGAGTCATAAGCTATCGGGTTATAAAGGCTACCATTAGATCCAATGATTTAATGCAACCATCCATTGATGTCCGGTCAGACAAAATATGGTAAAGTAATTCGACTCAGGACTAATTATATCAAGGTATAATATTTGTCCATTAAGGAATCGTGAATTGACACGATATGGGTAGTAGGATTAGAGTTTTTTTTAACTTGCGTAACCTACCCTTTAATTGTGCTATGACAAAGATTTAAATCTAATAATTGTTAAATGATTTAATCAATAAAGTATTGACCGAATGAACGAAGTGAATGAGGGAAAGCAATTCGTAAGAATTGCATAATAGATACCAATAGGTTAATCCTACTTAAATGGGATTTAACACTTTTACATTAATGGGATATTCAGCATAAAATTTATCATTGATCTATATTATGCAATTCTTCGAATTGCTTTCCTCATTCACTACGTTCATTCGTCAAACATCAATTAATTTTTATTTTACCATTTATCAAAATAACTATTGTATTAAATATTAACTAGTGTATAATATATCTTGTGGGTTGGGAATGTTCCTGATCGATCAAAGAGACTATATTATGTTGATTTTTATGTGTTTGATGATTGCAATATTGATACTTATAATATTTTGTGTTGCCTTAAGAAGTGTATTAAAGACTCCTGATTGGAAGGTTGAATATGAAATGATACTTAATCGGAACGCATAAAAAAAGGGAACCATTTCTGATTCCCTTTCCCATTTTGGCCCTAAGGTAGAACTAAATGTTTTTTAACTACTAGATCGCAGTTACTTTACTACGTCTATAGTAAACGTTGTTTCCAGCACCCGCAGTAACAAACGGATTGTTTGCAATACCATAACGAGTTTTGAATGCAATTTTAGGTTGGAAGTTGTTTTCACCAACAGCTTTAACCATTTGCAATGGAACGTAAGGACAGTAGAAGATACCAGCATCATATGCAGAAGTACCTTTGTATCCAACTACGAAGTAATCAGAACCAGTTGCATATGGATCGATGTATACTTTGATGTTACCGATAGTACCAGCAAAAGTATCACCAGATGCATCAACACCCGCACCACGATAATCCAAAGAACCAACCATTGCAAGAGCAGATGCAACATTAGAAGAACAAATAACGATGTTACCTTTTCCTCTACGTGTATCGATTGCAATTTTATTGGCTTCTTTCTCAATCCAAAAAGATAAACCTTTGAATTTTTCTTGACTCCAACGACCATCTAAATCAGCTGCAGCAATAGTTCCAGCAGTACCGGCATCTTGAGCACCAGCAGTTGCATTAACATATACAGTACGAACCATTTCACGGTTGATTTCTGCAAGGATCTCAGTAGATAAGATGTTTGCAAGTTCAGACTCAGCATCTAGACCATGAACAGCTTTAAGATCTTGTGCAAGTTCCATTGTGTATTCTGCTTTTAATGCACGTGTTTGTGCAGTAACAGTAGTTTTCTCAATAGAGAATGCCATTTCAGGGAATGCATTATTTGCAGCATCACCAAGAGCTTCACCAGTTGCAGTTGACATACCAGTACCACCTGTGTAAGTGCCTGGAACTGAATCGTTTAGTACACTTGGATCAGATCCAGCTTGAGTACCAGCACCAGAGAAATCAGAATCAGCTTCACCGAAACCTGCTTCAGAACCACCCTGAGTTGCATATTTAGATTTCATTGCAAAGATCAACCCAGTTGGGCCGGTCATTGGTTGAACACCAGCAATATCATATGCAATCAAAGAAGGCATAGATCTACGAACTAAAGAAATAAGGACAGGATCCCAATTTGCAATAGATGCGCCAGTTGCATTTGCAGGAGCAGCTTCATATAAACCTGCTTCTTTTTGTGCTTTTTCTTGGTTTTCCAAGATAACAGTTGTTACCGCTCTACGGTATGAATCTTTAATTTCTGGTAAGTCAGCGTGTTCTAGAACCGGCTGCCATTTTTCATTCAATTGTTCTGCATTGAACATATTTGTTTCTCCTAATATTTAAATTTAAACTTTATATTTCGTAATTGCAGATAAATAGTCTGCCATTCTACCACTTTCGTCAGCACTAGAACCAGAAACAGCAACATCTGCCGATTCTTCTGAGACTACCACACTAGATGGGAAATACTTATCCTTGATTATTGTTAATTTTTCCTCATATAGTTCACTTGATTCAAAATCTACACTCTCAGCTAGTTCTCCAAACTTCTCTTTTTCAGTAACCGATAAGTCACCAGATAGATTTGAAAGAATTTCCTTTTTCAATTGCTCATTAATCTGACTGAATAAATCAACCTGTTTTAACTCAGACTCATTCAATTTGGAAGTCAAATCTTGAATCTCGTCAAATTGAGATTCGACAATTGATACTTTTTCTTCTGGAAGATCTACGTGATTTTCGATCATCAAGTCTCTCATACCTAATAGGAATGACTCGGTAATCTCAGAACGTAAACCACTTTCTAATGCAATTGCATTATCCAGTTTCCATTCGTTTACGGCATAATCCATAAAAGATGTAACTTTTTCAGAAAGGTTGAAAACCTCTTCATCAATTGCTTCTGCAACAGTTTCTTCCATGATACCATGCATACGATCAATTTCTTCGATTGATTTTGCATGAACCGCTGCCTCAAAAATAACTTTGGCTTTGTCTTTAAACTCTTCCGAAAGATCTTCCCCAGACATTAAAACATCAACATCTGATGTCATATCGATATCCTCTTTTCTAAATTTTGCCGATTTTTTTGCAATTTTCGAACGTTTTTTATCAGGTTTATAAGAACTCTTAGAAACCTTTTTCTTAAACGATTTTGCAGCTTTCTTACCTGCTGCAGATTTACGATACTTCTTCTGATCTAATTTATCAGCTGAGCTCATCTTATCTTCGTCAACCTCTTCTTCTTCTTCTTCCTCTTCCTCTGCATCGACTTCAATTTCTTCATCTTTTTTGATGATGATTTCTTTTTCGTCAATTGTTTCTTCTTCCACAACTTCTTCAGTTGTTTCTTCTTCCACTACAGATTCTTCGAAGATTTCAGATTCAGTAACAGTTTCCGCTACGATATCTTCCGATACCATATCTTCTACTTTATTTTCATCCATTTATGTATCCCCTACATATCTACTGTTAATCACTATTTTCGTCTTATAACTTATTTATAAAACTTTGAAATAGAACTAGTTTCATTTCTTCCAATTTACTAGAAGATGTTTTTTTGATTGTTTCTTTAAGAGTCTCAGACATTAAAATAAAATTCTGATCCCCATCCAAAACCCATTCTGCATTTTCCATAATTCCTTCAACAAATGCAGATGGTGCAGATGGATCTGCGACGATATCCACAGTACATAATCTAAAATCTTCCCCCACAACACTTGCACCATTTTTCTTTGTTAGACTTCCCAAGCCTCTAGATGAGACTCCCAATCTAACACCACCATCCAATAAACCAGATACAATATTTCCCATAGGGGTATCTAATATCTTGGCCTTTCCTATATAATCATTACCAGATTCTTTTAAAGAAGTAATCAAATGACTTGCACGTTCTGGGTTGATAACAGGATTTGCAGGATGATTTAACTCACCGATTGCTCTTGACTGTGCAACTTCTTCACGTACATATCGTGCAACTTCTTTTCCTAAAATTTCCTTGGGGTAAACCCTACCGTTACGATTTTTAACGGTAGACTGCATGAATATCCCTTCGATGAATCGTTGTCCGGTCTTAGCCTCAGTGACTAATTCAACAGATTCTTCTAATAATTCAGTTATTAATTTCATGGTTCATCTTCTCTTTTCGGTATATGAATTTTACTTCCAACCTCTTGTTTGAGATTGTCAATTGAATCTTTAGCCAATTCTGCCATTGCATTATTGAAACTAATTTTAGCTGAAACCAAATCATCATTACGGATATCATCTACTAAGTTACTCATCACCATCTACTCCCTTGGTCTTCATCCTCGTCAGGATATTTTTTTGCTTCTGCACGTGCAATTTCTTTTTCTTTTTCAATCTGCACTTTCAGTTCTTTGATATCTTCTTCATTCTGTTTTAGTACATTACGTTGTACCCATTCAACAGAAAAGTATTTTCCCGTATAATCACGGATATCTGATAATGTTGATAATCTTGTTCTTAATACTTCAGAATCTTTTAATTCTGTGTAATGGTTATTATCTGAAAATTCGTAGGTGATAAACTCTTTTAACTTATCCCATTCGCCAACAGAGATTATACCTTTCAACATTAATTGAGTCTTTAAGATATCATCAAATATATTTGAGAATTTACGTCTTAATTTACTTATAGTTCTTGAGAATCTCAGTTCATCCCGTGTCACTTCCTGTGAAGATCCAAATGAAACCGTTGATTCTGGATCCAATCGTGAAATTGGAACATTAAGACTTTTATATAATTTCTTTTGAAAGTATTGAATATCTTCAATTGAATCGAGATTACTCCCACCAGGCAGCGTAGTAATTTCAGTTCCCTTACCACCCTCTCTTCTCGGTAACCAAAAATCCTCGAGCATACTCATCTTATCAGATTCGTTTGATAATTCCCCAGTACTTGCATCGTAAACCATCTTATTACGATATTTATCCATTTGGGATTTTAAGTATTGTTCTGCCTTTTGGCCTGGCATATTACCAACATCAATATAAAATATTCTACGTTCTGGTGCCCTTGTCAATCTATATATAACCTGTGCATTTTCAGTCATTCTTAACTGATTTGCTGGTCGGATTGCTTTATGTAGATATGATAATACAGTAGAACTAGTTCTATCGATTAATCCGGATGTAACCTGTGTAATTGCATCAGGTGAAATCTTAATAACATCCATCGATGTTTCTGCTTTGTATGTATAATACTCTTCAATACCAGTGACAACTTCAACACCTGTATCATCTTTAGTCTTGATGATCTCCCTGATTTTCTTAATTTCAGTAGGATTGATAGGTCTAAGTTCTAATATACCCTTTTTAGATTTATTAATGTCAATGATTTTATGATAAAATATACGACCATCGATGTACCAATTCCGGAAAATCTCATGTCCTTGTGCATTGAAATTCAATAGTCTCAATACATTATCGAATTCTGTGCGAATTAATTCTTTTACATCATCAGAATAATCATCAGATGAAACGTTAATCTCAACAGCTTGTCCTGTGATATCGTCCGATACAATACTTTCATTTACAATATCTTCAATTGCATGATCTACTTCTGGTAGTAATGCAACTTGTCTATATTGGTGTATCCATCCATTTTCACTCTGACCTGTTTTTGACTCTGAGTAATTATCGGCACCAAAAAAACCTGAAGCCAATGAACTAGTGATATCATTAGAACCAGAATCATCCTGTGGTACTACAAAACTAGTTTGTTTATCGGATGATTTCTTTTTGAAAGAAAATCCGAATATTCGTTGTCTATCGTCTGCCATAGTTATTATTTATATAAATTAGTTATTAACATTATTTAGTTATTTTGGTTGGAAGACCAATAATCTCCCGCCTCATAAAATCCTTCACTTTCATCTTCATTTCCATTATCAAATCCAAATGCTACTATATTATTATCAATGGAAGATATT